ATAAAGTTGTCGCAAATGTCATCAAGTTCGGTAAAGCCAAATGTACCAAGTACGGCTGATTGGTCAGAGATACCGTAAGTAGTCACATACCAATCAAGACCGCCCGTAGTTTGGATTGGCAGACCGCTTGAAGGGTCAGCAAGGAACGGGTTGGTGTCATTGAACAGGGTAGTAGACTGAGAACCTGCGAGCATCTGAACGGAAATGTCACCCTGTAATTTGGTGTACTTCTGAACGATTTGATAAGGCAGGATATGGTAGTCACCACCAACATTAACTTCGATTTTTGCAACTTTCTGCACATCGGAAATTTCATCAACCTCACGGAAGATTTGAATGTTGTTGTAATACTTAGTCAGACCGTACCGGCGATTGGTAGGGGCATCAGATTTTTCCGCAAAAGCGTTAGAACTGAAAGCTACTTTATCACCGATAGTTGCATACAGGGGGGATGCGTTGCCACCTACTGAACGAACAGTAAGGGTAGCTGTACCGGAACCAAAGGTAACGGCTTGCACACGACCTTGTTTCGCAACGTTGTTAGAGTTTGATGTCATCACCAAGTCTCCAACACGGGGGAAAGTGTCTGCTACGTTAATTGTGAACTGAATTTGAGCAAGGCCGGTAGAAGTTACGGCACTGATTGTACCTACTTCATATACATCGTTGTTAACGAAGTTATGAAAGTAGAACATGGTTGCGGGTTTGTAGCGGTTCACGATTTTCATAATATCGGTGAACGCCTTGTCCCGGCTTTGGTCATAGATATTAGGGTCTATGTCCCTTTGATCTAAAAAGTCAACAGCCGATACAAACGACTTGATGACGGTTCCTTGTGTTACTGCCATTTTGGGTAAGATTGTGAGTTAAAAAATGTTTTTAAGTCCCACAACCCTATTCAGTCCTAATAGCCTCCGTTGACGAAAGACCCACCTCTTGCCATTGCTTCGGCAGCGTTTTTAGGTGCTGCTTGCGTTGGTAATTGTTGGCTTCCTTCTACCGGCTTGGCATTTTCCAAAGGTTCAATGACTGCTTTGCCGCCTAAAGATTTGAAGTGCTTTGCATATTCGCTTAAAAATTCTTTCCCGTATTTCGCTACCGCTGCAACTAATAATTGGTGTTCTACTTTGGGGCTTCCATCTTCATTGTAAAGAGTAGCTGCCCATTTTTCACTATCAAAGAGAACGTCCGTAATGCCCTGCGGGTCAACCGGGAAATTAAACTTTTCAGCCCCTTCCCCTAAACTAATCTGCTTAGAGGAAAGTATATTTTTAGTCATTTCGTGGTTACTAACCACTGACTTATACGCTTCAAACTCTTGCTTTTGCTTCTCCAACTCTAAGTTGGGTTGCTCCGGCTTCGGCTCTGGTGCTTTTGGCAGTAGAAATTCCTGCTGTTTTTGAGCAAATTCGTTCCGGTATCTGTCTGCTTTGGCTTCCAAAAGTAATTTACCTTCTTCGGCTTCCGCTTCATCTACTGAATCAAGATTGTACTTTTCAGCGATTTCCTTTCTATACAGAATATCAAGTTGTCTTTCGGAAGCATTGGGATACTCCTGCCTAAGTTGATGGCGCATCACTTCTTCGGCGGGCATCTTTGTGTAATCCGTGGACATTTCCCTGACATAAGCCTGTATGTCACCACCTGTTTTCCAAGTATTCAGGAAAGCGACCATTTTAGGGTCAAGTTCCTTTACATCCTTGAAAAAATTCACCAAATTGTCATCAAACCCAAGTTCTTTAAGAACTGCTTCGGGTTGAGATTGTCGAAGAACTTCTTGCAGACTTAGCGGCTTTTGGGGTTCCTGTGTCGGTGTTTCTACCGTTTTGACAGGAACCGGGGCCGTTTCGGGCTGCGAGGGAGTTTCAGGACTTGCCGGTTCAGTAACAGGGAGGTCAGTCGTTGTCGCAACGGGAGTACCTTCTGTGTGTGACGTTTCCGCCTTATTCTCCGCTATTTCAATAGGTGTTGCCACCATACTGTCTGTTTCATTTACAACCCCGGATTTAGCCATTAAAGAGGCTATGCTGTTGCCGCCTGTTCCGCTACCTGCGAGGTCATAGAATTTTCTAATCATTTGTTGAATTTGATTGTTAGGGCAAATATACGACTTTTTCTAATTTCAAAATCTATTTTTTAAAGTCAAGTTATTGTTACTTACCTGAATACGCACTTTGTCCAGTCCCATTACTTCTTGGGAGCCGCTACCGGCTTGTCATTGGCTATTTTCTGCTTTTGTTGGGAGTGGATGCCGCTTATTTCAGCCGCAATAGCCTTCCCGTCCTGCTCCATGTCGGAAGCAATGATCTTGGCTTCGGCTGTGATATTGGCTGCTGTAACCTTCGCATTGTCAGACCCTTCCCCTACCTGTACTTTAGCCATCACTTCCATTTGCTTCATTTGGAGTTGGGTGTCCAATTTCATTTGTTCCATTTGCAGGGTCGCTTGCAGTTCCATTTGCTTTTCCTGCAATTTGTACTGCCAATCTTGGTCAACCTCTTGGGCTTTCAGTTGTGCAGCCATCTGTGCGGCTTCGGAAGCCCCCTGATTGTTCATTTGGATTTTTTGCAGTTCATATTCCTGCATCTTTTCCTTCTCTTTTTTGACCCTGTAAGCCCATATCATTTGGGCTTCTTTTGCGTTGTGGGTGTTGACCAACATCACGGCATCACTTGTATTAAGGAACCCGTTTGCAATGTCCTGCTGCATCTGCTGTAACAGCCACATTTTTTGGTCGTCACTTGTTTTCTTTTGGAGTTCAATACCGTAGTCCCTCAAACTGATTTCCGGGTTAAGGGAAATAGCCCTGAGTGTATTTGTATTGAGTGCGGGGGCGTACCCTGAAATACCACCCTTCCGTAACCCCTGCTGCATACGGCAAAGAACATCTTCTGCAAGCGAAAGCGTAAGGTATTCTTCCGCAAAGGCCATCGGGTACAAGGCATCGTTTGTGCTTTGCTGTGCCATTTCATACCCCGGAACAAGTGTTTTGGGGTTGGGGTTCCCGCTTGTAATATCGTTGTACCCTGTCATTTTCTCAATGGTCATTACGGTATTCAACAAGTCCTGATAGAACATTGCGAGTTCGCTTGCTGCTGTGTTTTCAATCGGGATAACGGGCTTCCAATTCTGCCCCATAGGGTTCCCGGCTGCATCTACACTACGTCCAACCAATACCCCTGTTTCAAAAAACATTTGCAGAAGTTCTTTCGGTTGCATAGCTGCACCACCTTTGCTCAATGCCACGTTTTCAAGGGCATCAAGGTCAATCCACCATCCTGACGGTACTGCCCTGTTTTTAAAGTTCTGTATCTTATATATAGTCAGTTGGTAGTCGTCCAAATAAGGTACAAGCCTTTCCATGAATCCTTGCGCTTTCATTTGATAGAAGTTGTAAGCGCAAAAGTGGTAAGATAGTTTTGTGTTGGCTTTTGTGGCGGGGTCGTTAGCCCGCTTTTGGTGATATACCATACCCCAATCGTAAGCCTTGTCGGTTCCTACAACCCACTTGCATTTATAAACGTATTGGATTGTCTTACGCTTGTACTTTTCGGATTTCTTACCACGTCCATAGTCGGCTTTTCTTACGTCAACATTACCGTTGCTATCAACCCAATCCCGGTAAACGGAAGTATTGTACGTGAAGAACTCAATATCTAAAACCTGACACTTGAATTTATCGTATGGCTTGAACCAACCGCTATTTTTACCAACGGTTGCGGGGTTCCCAAACTTACCCGCCAATGATGCTGCAAACTCTTGCAGGTCATCTTCGGTAAACATTCTGTTTCCTTCTTCATCCGTTACGGTTGCGAGTTCAACAAGGGGTACATCAATTACCTCCCCGGCATGAACCATATCCTTAAAGGTGTAATCCTTACAGAATGATACGACAACTCTTTCCGGGTTTACTTTGCGGAACTTCGCTTTGTTATCATCACCCAACCAATCCTTGCAACCGGCTACCCCATAGTCAAACAAATCTTCATAGATAGCCCTGCGGAATGTCTTATAGTTGTTTTCATAAAGACCAAGTTCAATAGCCATTTCAGCGTCCTTGCTACGGTTGAATTGCTCCCCAAGTTCCACCCGCATCTGCATTTCTTCCAAGTCCATAGGTTCCCCTGACTGTAATTGAATAAGTGGGTGGGATGCCATTTCGGGGTTTTGCTTAATCATCATTTCCCGAACCATAAGTTTTGCCTTCATGTCGGAATAGTATTCTGTCTGTTCCGTTTTGGCAAGCATATCAATAGGGGTTGCTACCACCCCGTAATCCTCTTTCATAAGGCGGGAAATAGCTTTGTCCCTGTAACCTGAAACAACTGCACGTACTGACCAGTCAATAGAAAGCCATGTGTTGTTTGTTTGTTGGTCAACCCCTAACATTTTTTTATATATGGAAACGGGCTGCTTACCAAGTGCGTACATCCTCCATTTCTCATAGTCACCGCCATTGGACGCAAACACCCCCTTTGGGTAGGAATATTGGAAGTCATAGTAAGCTGCTTTAGCATACTGCATACACCAATTTTTATCTTTCCTTTCCGCAGGTAAATCATGTTGTGGGTACGGGAATTGACTACCTTGACCTAAGTTTTCGTATCTCATGTTTCGTTATATTGCTTTGTTTAAAGGCATGATTGAATTAATATCCTGCATATCTTGATTTGGCTTAACGTATCTCTTACCCTTTACGGCTATCAATGTAAACCCTGCCCCCATTGGTTCGTCAAATGATTGAGTGTCCTCAACCTTGAACCCTAACCAACCCGTGTCCTTCCGTATAAGGGATTTAAAGTAAACCTTCTTTATGTGTTCATTATGATACGCTTCTGTAAAGTTACAAATCATTTGCGTGACTTTACCGGAACCGTCAGTCGCTATCCCCGGCTCTACTTCACCCGGAAGCCACATAAGGAACGCATCACAATCCCAATCCTGAAAGTCCCTTTTCCAGTGGTTTACGTTACGTTCAAATAACACCTGACAACCCAAAAGCCATACCATTTTAAGTACGTCCATGTTTGATTCCCTTGTGCTATTAGCCCGGAAAGCATACCGGATAGTGAACATATCATTGTGCGGGTCGTCAGGGTATAGTTCGTCTTTTATCTGATACCCAAAAGCGGCACAATTTGAACGTCTTTTGTCTTTTGTTTTGTCGTATTTGAATGGGTCACAACCAACCCTGTGAGAATAGTTGTTATTTGGCAGGAACTTGTTGCCGTTCTTAAATACCTTATTTGGGTCTTTCGGCCACCAACCAATAACTTTTTCAAACCTCCCGTGTGGGTTAGGCTTCCACTCTACTTCGTTTATTTCATATACTATTTCACCACTATCTTTTACCACCGGCCTTTCAAATTCATACCCGTCCTTCCATACCAAGTCCCCCATTTCGGTCAGTCCCGTTCTCCATGAAATATCATCTAATTGGTTGTTTAATGGTTCGGGGTTATACAAAGAGTTTTTACCATCAATAGAAAATGCCTCTTTGAATGTCATTGGGTTTTTTCTTTTGAAAGATGAAAGCCCCCTTGTGTCACCTTCTAATTCGTATTTCTTCCTTGTATTTAAAAGAAACTGTGTTGCTTTTTCAATGTCAGCATACCCGTACTTATCAAAAAACATACCCTCTTGCGCCGGTAAGAAATAAGTATATAGCCCTGTCCCGGTTCTATTGTTATCATCCCTGTCAAGCGGGTTTGATTTTGCGGTTAAGTCCTGAAATTCGTAGTTATCAACTTCATCATCATCAATCTCAACGGTTGTAGTAAGCCAATTCTTCCCTTTAAACTCTCCTTCAATCTCACTTGCGTAACGAACTACGTTCTGACGTTCTTTTATTGATACAGGCTTTTTAGTCTTACCTGTTTCATCCCCAACATAACTATGCAATTCAGGGCCATCATACGCACTTTCTGACGCTGCCTTAAAGTCAATGAATGAGTTAAGTGCTTCTTCCTGATCTTCGCTTTCAGCCGCTTGCCCCCTACGTGACGTTGCAAAAAACCTAAGTTCATCACTTGGGTCGTCACCTTTCATAAGGTCATACGTTGGCCTCCAATAGTGAGGCAATGTTTTCCACGGATGGACTACTGCTTTCTTAAAGACTTCCCACGCGTCATCATCTGTTTTACTTTGGATACCTCCGTGGTGGTTATTAAGCCTTGAAGTTCTTTCGTAAAGCCAACAACCAACCCTTGCGGTTTTTCCGTTTTTTCTCTTTGTTATTTCATTTACACCCAAAGAATCCGGGTCGTGCATACAGTAGTCAACAACGTACCATAAGTTTCTGTCTGGAATACGGAAATCCATGTACTTACCCTGAAACTTCCAGTTGTTAATATACAGGTAGTTTACTCCTGTTATGTAAATCCACTCTGTTTCTCTTTTTTTAGGGTTATAGTTTTTGAACCAACAACCACGAAGTCTTTTACCCCACTCCTTATGCCTTATCTGTTCCAAATATGGGTCGTAGTAATCCCTGTCAATCTTTTGTCTTTTCGCTTCGTTTTTCCTTCTTGCATCGTAATCGGACGGTAGCTTTTGACGTTCCCAATAACATTCTTCCGGGACGGACGACCTTTCAATTACTTCCGTTTTCTCCTTCTTCCCGGTCATAGAATTAATGCCATACCCAAATTCGGGGACATTGCATTTGAAAATGAATCCAAACGCATTGTCGTGTATTTCTATTACTGTACTATTTTCAGTTGGGTAAAACATTACCGTCAGCTATTTGTTTTGCAGTTATTGGCTTTTGTGTTTCTTTCGTGTCGTTATCCTCTACTTTTAGTTCAGCTTTAAGAGTTGTTCCGCTT